ACCTCCAACTCGCCGGTTCACCACATTATTGTGGGTGGGGCTTCAACTCTGATTACGCTCACCACGGGTAATGCTATTTATAAGGCTTTCGCTGGTTCGAAGACCTATCCAGCAGGCAATACTGATATTGGGATTGACGGGGCTTATACCACCACGGCCCACTTACACACCTTAAGTGAGTGTGGGTTGGTGTTTGCCTATACCCCTAGTCCCATAGGCAAGGATATTAGCCCACTCAACAATAACTACGGTGCGGCTATAAATCAGGCGGTGAACCGAGCGGGGACGTACTAGTGGCACGATTAGGACGCTCACAACCATTTAAGCCTCAGATTAGTCCTGTTCACCCCACCAGTAGCGGTACTCTCTATTTTCAGTCGCTTTCAGGCGCTCTCAATGTGTCTGGGAGCATATCAAAACAGACCAATAAGTCGCTTGGTGGATCTGTTAATCTTAGTGGGGCAATTAGCCGGTTTATTAGCAAGGGTTTGAGTGGGACGGTAAACCTAGCCGGAAGTCTCAGCAAGCTGACTGCGCGCATATTGCCAGGCGGAAGTCTGAATCTAGCGGGAGCCATTACTAGAATGCCCGGCAAGGCGCTCTCTGGCGCAATGAACCTCAGCGGGACTATTGTTAGATTCATATACCATACGCTGACTGGTTCGGTTAACATTAGTGGATTGTTGAATCGCTTGACAACCAGATCTATAAGTGGTCAAACCTCTCTCTCAGGATCTCTTTCCAAGACCGACAACAAATCACTATCTGGCAGTACTAACCTATCGGGGTCGATTTCGAGAAAGATCAACAGGTCGTTAAGTGGCCAGACCAACTTATCGGGCACTCTCAATCGCCTCACAAGCCGTTTACTGTCTGGAACGATAAACTTTACGGGTAATCTCGTAAAGAGTGTTCTGCGGACGCTCAGCGGCTCGTTTGAGCTTGCCGGTAATCTAACATCGTCATTCTTGCATCTGACGACACTAACAGGCTCAACGAATCTTAGTGGGTCATTGACTAAGCAGACTAATAAGTCGCTATCAGGATCGACTAACCTAAGCGGGAGTCTTAGTCGGTTTGTATCGTATGTTATGGGCGGATCGCTTGAGATTACCGGAACCCTAAGCCGGTTTATCTCTCGAACGCTCAGCGGCGGAAGCACTAACTTGTCTGGGGCGCTCACCAAACAGCCGCAGATCCCTTTATCCGGTAGCACGAATCTCAGCGGAAGTCTGAGTAGGCGAGATAATAAGGCGCTATCTGGCAGTACAAGTTTGTCTGGGAACTTATCGCGGCTTACGCAACATACCTTTACGGCCTCTCTGAATCTGGCAGGCAATCTAGTGGCCGTTATTCCTAAAGCTCTATCTGGTAGTTTGAATGTGGCCGGTAATTTAGTAAGAATGACTGGGAAGACTTTAAGTGGCCAGATTAACCTTACGGCTGGGTTGTCTAAACTGATATCGTATCCGTTATCCGGCTCGCTAAAGCTGGCTGGTAGTATGGTTACTCTTTTAAGTCGAGCTTTGTCTGGCACGACTAGTTTTGTTGGAAATTTGACAAAGCAACCCCAGAAGCCTCTTGCAGGCTCGACTAACCTGTCTGGTACTATCTCAAAAACGACCAATCGTAAATTTACGGCGAATATTAACTTATCTGGAGCACTATCACGTCAGATCAGTAGACTACTTACCGGCACTATGAATATCAGTGGGGCGTTATCTCGATTGGTTGGTAAGATGTTCGGTGCCAACACTGGATTAAGTGGTGCGTTGTCGAAGAAGACTTCTCGCACCGTAAGCGGTTCGCTTAATTCAAGCGGCTCATTATCTAGGCAGACGAATCGCACCCTCTCTGGCGGTTCACTAAACCTGTCAGGATCACTTAAGAACCTCCAAGGCAAGGTATTTAGTGGTCAGATTAGGCTTAGTGGATTCTTGAGTTTCCTTCATCGTTTCCTTCATCGGATTAGCAAGCCGGACGCTCTGACATCGAACTCTAATGTAGCCAACCTTACAACTAATAATTCAGTTGATGGACTAACTTCAATCAAACGAGACAGTAGACTGACCTCAAATGATACTAAGACTGGTTTGGCACCCGATGATACAAGGGATATACTTAACTAAGGAAACCGCTTATGGCCCAGACAATTACGGTCGATAATTTCGCTAACCTCAACATCAAGTCAGCTACCATAATCAATGCGGACATTAGCTCAACGGGTGCTAATATTACGGTTTATGTACCGGACACCTCCAACCTAGCCGCTGGAGACTATGTGGCATTGGGAGCGCTTGGGGGTGCAAACTGCGAGATTACGACAATAAGCTCGGTGGCCGGGAATACCAGCGTTGTGCTGGCCAACGTCACCCTTTCTCATCAGCGTGGCGAAGCATTTACAGACTTGTTCGGCAACCAGATAAATCTCTATCGGGCTACTAATGTCAACGACGACCCCCCTGCGGACAGCTCGTTTAGTGTGATAGTTAGCGCTACCTCGATCATCCCTAACCAAATAGCTACTCAGATCACTGATTCGGGGGGTGGGTCGGGCTATTGGTATAAGTTTACCTACTACAACCCGACTCTACCGGGTGAAACCCAATTAGCAGATTCCAAAGTAGTTCGGGGGGGTGGCTATGGCAACTATGCTACACTAGACGAGATTCGAGCTGAGGCTGGATTTACGAACAATGCAAACATCTCTGACTCGGATATCTCACGCAAACGCCAGAGGGCGCAGAACATCATAAATGGTCTACTATATGGGGACTACATCACCCCGTTTGCTGTTCCTGTTCCTCCTCTGATTAACACTAGCTGTATTATGTTGGCGGCAGGCTACTTGATGCTTCAGGAGTATGGCACGAGTGCTACCGGCACATCTAAGGACGGTGACGCCAAGATAGCGCAAATCATTACTCCGTATGATGCTAAGTCGGGCATGCGAGAGGGTTTGGGCATCCTCGACATGATTAAAATGCGTGAGATCATCCTAACCGATGACGCGGGTAATAGCCTACTTCTGTCAGATCTCACCGATTCATCTCCCAATGACTCCACCGACCCAACCACACTTACGTCTGACACCAATAGCTTTGATCCAAACACCGGAACCCAGCTCGGCCGCTATTTTTCAATGCGGGATCAGTACTAATGCCGGTCATGACCATAACCGTAAACACCGATTTGCCGAAAGAGCATCTGGCACGGTTTAAGACCGCTATGTCGGATATGAGTACGGCCATGATCGAGATTGGTGAGTCCCTGACTAAGTACTACTCAAGTGAGCCCTTTGTTTCAAAAGGAACTATATACGGTTCTCAGTGGCAACCACTAGCTTCGACCACCTCGGCGTCTAAGCACAGAAGATATCCCGCTAATGAGCAACAGCCACTTGTCGCAAGTGGTGCGATGCAGCAGGGGTTTGGCTATGAGGCTACGCCGTTATCCGTGGCGGTTAGAAACAAGGTCCAAGTGGGATCTTACAACTTACTATCCATTCACCAGCATGGGACTGACACCGCTGGCCGTGGTCATCATATCCACATACCCGCTCGCACTGTCATGGCATTAAATGAAACGCTCCGGCAAGAGATTGAGGTGATTGTGGTTGAGGATGTATCCAAGAAGATCGAGGCAACTGCATAATGGCTTACCTAACTGCGGGGCAGCAGATCATTCAACTTCTCAAGGATAACCTGGGGACTGGTACCTTCAAGGCATATTTCTTCGGCGATCCTCACTTGATCGGTAAGTCGTCATTGCCCTGTATCATTGTTGAAGAGCAAGGTGCGAGCACATCAGTTGATTACACGCAGATGGATTCAGAGACAAAGAGCATTGTTATTAAGCTTGTCTATGACAAGCGTGACGACTGGGGGGCATCCGATACGGTGGACACTACCTTTGCGAAGATTCGTGATGCTATTGACGGGCGAGATCCCAACACCGGACAGTATTTAGAGAAAAGCCTAAAAGGAATACTAAGGACTAGTTTTACCCTGTCAAACAACAATCAGCCGGTTCCGGGCGGCATTCAGCCGTATAGCGTGAACCAGACTATGAAGACGCGCTATTTTGTGCAGTCTCGACCTGAAGACACCTATACCCAAGAAGGACACTTAACTATGGAGGTGACAGAGCTTGTCGTGGTGCTCAATCGAACATAATTGACAGAGGCCAACCATAAGCGTCATACTAGCGATATGCAATACCGTAATAAGACCGACAGGGATCTCATTATTGGCGGACGCTTCACGAAAGCAGGTGAAGCGTTTGAGTCTGCTACTACGATCGAGAACCCTAATTTTGAATTAGTGGGCGAGCCCAAGTTACAGACACCTATTCCGCCAGTTCCTCCGGTTGCTCCCGTTCCACCAACTGTGCACCCTATTCCTCCAATACCTCCTCAGCCACCACAACCTCCCGTGGCACCTGTACCACCAACTAATGAAGGAGTCACCAACTAATGGCTGAACGTATTGGCGTCCTCGGGTATGCCGGGGTTGCAAAAGAGACTACTACCGGAACTGCCGTCGTACCAACCGACTGGATTCCATTTGTCACGCTTGATATGAACACCGACATCCAACTTGACGAAGATACCGCCGCTTACGGGGTTTACTACAACACCTATCAAACCAATCGCGGCCCTCGTTCTCATACGGGTACGGCTGAGTTTGTGGCTGAGCCAAATACTGCCGCTAAACTGATGAATATGTTAATGACGGTTGGCTCGAGCTCCGGAGGCGGACCATACACATGGCCTTTTACTGCTAGTGCTACGACTGCTAGTTACACTATTGACAAATCTTCGGGAAATGTTGTAGAGAGATTCTATGGTTGTCAGATAGAGAAGATGTCGCTCAAGTTTGACAAGAGCCAAATGCGCTTTACTTGTGATATTTCGGCTCTGGGGTCATTCCGTGGTCGCCAAATAGCGAGCGTTAGCGGAGGCGGCCCTTACACCGTTACGCTTGATACCACTTACGATCCCTCTCCAACCACCGGGCTTGTTACGGGCGATTTAATTCGATTCTATCATGCGGGTTCAGCTACGGTTGATGCGACTGTTGCCTCTGTAACGAATGGGACGGTATTTACGACAAGCACTAACCCTTCTCCGGCAACTACTGGTGACATGGTATATCTGCGACCGGCAACCGTATCAGTGGGTGCACTGGTTAATGTGCCATTCATTTGGCCTAAGAGTCAGTATTGTTTCGGGACGACTGCCTCGGTTGCATTATCGGCCACGCAGACTCGTTTAGAGTCTGGATCAACCTGGGAAATTGTACATCCATTTAACGACAAGAAGGGTGAACAGCGCTCGGGGGCTTACGATCCGGCATCACTCGTTCGCCTTCCACCTAAGCCGACCCTTAAGATTAAGAAATTCTTTGATACTCCTGACGACCTCCAGAATTGGCTCCAGGTTAACAAGACTGCGTGTGTGATTCGCCATTATGCCGGATCTACCAACCAATACGAGTTTCGCGTTACTTTCAACAATCTGCGGATTAAGGATATCAAGACGATGGTGGACGCGCAGAAGATTATCTATGCAGAGATCGAGTTTATATCCACCTACGACACTAGCGATTCCCAGGGACTCGGAGTGACAGTTATTAACAACATAAGCTCTCTATCGTAATGGGTACATTATCCGAGCCACAGTACGAGAGGGTAATCTTACTTTCGACGAGTTCCAAGCCCGAAGTGGAACAGGATTGGGTTGAGTTCAACTTAAACCCACTGGGGGGCGATATGGTCGCGGCCTTTGCTGATGCCGGAGAACAGGAGACCTCGGCCGGAGAGCGTACCCTCGCACTTTTAACAGCTCTGATTAAGAGTTGGAGCTTTGTCGATGATGCTGGTAACTCATTACCGATTACATCGGCTAATGTTCGCCGGATGGCTATGGTAGACCTGAGCGAACTTGTCCAGAAGGTAGAGCCTGCGCTTAAGGCCCTTGGGGAGGGTACCATCTCGGAAAAAAAAGACGTGACCTCATCATCATCCTCTCCAGCGCCCGAGACGGCAATTCCGTAGACTTAGAAGTCCCGATAGAGTTTTTGCTGTTTCGCTGGCGTAAAGAGATGAATGCCAGTTACGCGGAAATGGCCGCCACCCCCTGGCACCAGATAATACAAGATCTGATGTTCATGGATATGGAGGCTAAGTATCTGCATAAGGAGTTACCGTCATGAGTGACGTAAATGTTGTCGAAATATCTACTGTAGTCAAAGACGATACCGCTCCAGGGGTTGCCGAGACTAATAAAAGTCTGGATTCTATTAGTGATAAGGCTGCGGCTACCGGCGCAAGCGTTAGCTCAAGTCTTAAATCTTTGGGGTCTAATTTTAGTAGTGTTGGCAGATCTCTGAGCACCTATGTGTCATTGCCTATCGTGGGCATAGCGGCAGCCAGCACTATGATGGCAACGACATTCCAACAGGACATGACACTTATCCAGACCCAAGCAGGGGCTTCGGCTAGTCAGGTAGCCTCTCTATCGAAGCAGGTCTTGGATCTGGCTAAAAACTCTAAGTTTGGGCCTGACGAACTGGCTCACGGGCTCTACCACATTATCTCGCTCGGGGTTCCGGCTAATCAGGCCATGTCCGATCTGGTGGCGACTCAAAAACTGGCGGCGACTGGTAATAGTGACCTTGAGACAACGACTAACGCGGTGGCCATTGCTTGGAAGTCAGGCATTATTGGAGCCCAGAACTTCGGAGAGGCCGCGGCTACTCTCAATGCTGTCGTCGGCGCTGGTAATATGCGAATGCAGGACTTGATTCAGTCAATGGGTCAGACTGGGCTATTGGCTACCTCTAAGGCGGTTGGGCTAAGCCTTAAGGATACCGGGGCAGCGCTTGCCTATATGTCAGACGCTACCGGCGATCCAATTGCTTCGGCCACACACCTGAGAATGGCCTTTACCCTTATGGAGTCTGGTAGCGCGGCAGCAAATAAGGAGCTTCAGACCATTGGACTTACCCAAAAAGATCTTGGGGTAGACATTCAGCAAGGGGGCTTAATGAAAGCTCTCGGTGATCTTAAGTCTCACCTTGAGGACACATTTGGTCCAACTACGCTGACCGCCGCTGAAACTTACGCCAATGTTCTTAATACTAAGGGGGTTGATGCGGCTAATGCGATGGGGAATGCTAGCGTTAACGCCTTCCAAGTTGTGTCTAAGGCGTTTGGAGGGGCTAAGACGGGTACTGGGATGATTCAGTTACTTCAGGCATTCTCAACCGGGCAGTTAGGACAAAAAGAGGATCAAGTTGGGTCAGGATCAGCGAACTTTAACGCCGACTATGCAGCTACCCAGCAGACGGCGGCATATAAAATTCAGGCGGCATGGGCATCCATCCAATCAACCATGATCCAACTAGGGGACAAGATAATGCCAATTGTAGCGACGGCCGCCCAGAAGATCGCCGACGCCATCGGGAATATCGTTAACTGGTTTGAGAAACTTTCTCCCGGACAAAAGAAAATGGTAGAGTTCGCTATTCTGTTCGCGGCATTGGTGGGACCGATTATGATGGCGGTGGGGGCTGTACTTACATTTATTGGCGCGATAGCCGCGGTGGGAGCGCCGGTGGCGATAGTGGTGGGAGCCGTCCTGGGGCTAGCAGCGGTGGCTACCACGCTCATGCTATTCTGGAAGCCGGTCAGCAAGTTCTTTAAAGATCTTTGGGAAGATGTTAATAAGGTCTTCAAGGGAGTTGATTGGGGACAGATAGGCAAAGACGCGGTTAATGCGTTCCTGCTACCATTTAGCGCTTTACCTAATATGATATCTGACCTATTAAGCAAGTTTAACTATAAGT